CCGTGCCCGTATCTTGCGCCACTTGCCTGTGCTGCCATTGTCTTTGAGTGCGCTTGCCATTAGTAGTAGTTCCTCTGCTGATGAAACGCCCATGCTTTGCATGATGTCTGATAACGAATTGTAATGTATTTGAGTGTTGCGTCTATTTGTCTGAATGGGTCAAGGTCACGATAGTGCTTAGACCTCATTTGCCCTAGGCCGTAATGACTGCCATTGCGTGCAGTGTATGACCACCTTGATTCTTTCGTGATGATCTTGTTGAAGCATTGGAATTCCTTATAGTCAAGAATCCTAGAATGTGCATATAACTTCAAATGGTCTATTGAATAGTTAGCAGCTGATGAATTGTGAATGCTTGTTATTGAAAGCAATGCCGCAATGACATAGACCTTGCCCATTAGCCGATTACGCCCTTGCGAGCAATCCGCCTCAGCGGCTCGCTTCAAGCGAAACCAGCGTACCGCGACTGTCAAGCAAATGAATAACTTACGCATGGCCTTGGGCGTGTCCCACAAGTTTTGCACCCCTGTGCATAAAGCCTGTGGATAACTATTAGCGTGTAATGATTTCAATTGAATCCCACCCTTCACGTTTAACCTGCAACTTTGCCAACTGCATACGTTTGTGATGATCGCGTACGACCTTCAATGGTGCTGGGAATTCGCGTTGTTTTTGCACTTCAATACACGTTTCCAGCCTTGTATCAAAGACAACCAATTTGGTTTCAATGCCCAATCGTTGCGCCAAATTAAGCCACACTTGTCTGTGTGTTTTGATTGTGTGCGTACCGTCAGCGATTAGGTCTTTGCCCGATTCCACCGCAACGACGGCTTTATGGCGTTGCATGTGCATAAACATGGCAATGTCCAATTCACGGTTAATTCGCACCGCTTCAGTATTAAAGACGTGTTCAAAGCCTGTTTTGTGCTTCAAAACCCACGTTGATTTGCCAGCCCCAGGAATTCCCATAAGCACCACAATCACTTCCCACCCCAGCCAGTGCCTTTGAAGGAAATGCTAAAAGTTGAGTATGTGCGGCTCATGTCTTGATTGCAGCAGATTGGTTGGCGTTCGTCGTGGATTGACTTATCCACCTCAACACTGATTTGGCACACCGTGCATTTAAACTCATAGATTGGCATTGGAAGTTCCTATCTGTGCAACCCCCATGACTTCGCACTTGGTGCATTGAATCACTTCCACACCACTGGGAAGATTGTCCGTTACCTTGTGGATTACCTGTTTCGTTACTTTTTTGCATTTTCTGCACTCAAACTGAATTGTGTCCATAGTTGCTTCTCCTAAGATTTTCAATAGGTTGCAAGTTGATTTGTGTGACCCACCAATTCGGTTGTTTAGTGTGTCGGTACTTTGGCCGTTTAGCCATTGCAATGGGAATCCAACCCGCAATGAAGAAATGCGGTGATTCACCAGTGACAAGAATTGCCACGTCGTCAGTGCGGTCATATTCGTGAATTATTAGCTGCCCGGAAACGTACTTTGTCCAACGCACTTCAAAGTGAGAACCAACGTCAGCCTTGGTTTTACCTTTTTGCTCAAACGGGTCAAATTCAACATTGAGATATTTGGCAACAACCCATTCACTGCCGATACTTTGGGCGTCTTGTGCAATTAGATCGTGAAGCGATTTTTCAGTTGAGTATCCTCCTGACCGTGTTTGCCAATAGTCCGTGTTGGCTTTTGCCAAATGAATTGCTGCGTCGTGGCATGTAAATTCTTCTTGACGCGTCAAGGTCATTTTCAACGGCAACCCACACAAAACCAAATTATCTTTTCATTGCCGTAGCCTTTTTGGTAGCCAAATGCGTCAAATCTGACAAGACTAGAACACTTGTCACACTGTTCCATTTTGTATTCTTCGACCACTTCGCCGTTTTTGAGCAGTTTGCCAATCATGGTCTGCGGGTTGATTATCTCCATGTAATCGCTCATAGAAATGCCACCCCAATCAGTAGCACAACCAAGACAATTTCAATGCAGACAAGTATTTTGATTAGTCTTTGCTTCGTCATACTTGTGGCTTCCAAGTTCCGTCGCTGGTAAGCACTAGCCATATTGGGTCACACTGATCGGGTTTGCGCCCTACGCATGAATAATTTGCCCAGTCTTTTTTGGTCTTCGCACTGTTTCCAGTACGGAAAATGCGGTGGCCATGACGGCACTGTGGTGCTTCAGGAACAAGTTCACCACCAAGTTGTTTTGCAATTTCTGCAACACCTGACGCCAACGTTTGAAATCCAGCTGCGTCCATTTCTTCTTCAGTCTTGTAACTTGGCACTTCGCCAAATTTAGTTGTCCAGTAGTCGTATTCCTTTGCTGGGTCTGCGGTGGCAACCTTTGCACTCATAGATTCAACTTGTTGCATTGTTTCCTTTGTGGCTTTTTCTGTCCCACCTAGCAAGTTAGCCATGACCCTAAGTTTTGCGCTTGTCACCGTATCCTCAACAAACCAGCGTTTCATGTTCGGATTGTAAGCAGCCAAAAACCCATAAGCGTAGTCAATGTCAGCGGGTATGGTTTCTTCTTGGTTTCGATAACCCATTGCCTTTACTAGGACATAGCCCTTTTCAGCGTCAAATTGTTCAATGACGGCATGAATGATTCCTTGTGGAAAAGTGGCAATCCAACGATCTGTGCGCTCTTTGTTGCCTTCGTAGTTATCCAAGAACCCCATTTATTTCACTTCCCTTTTGGCTTGTGAGATGTGGCGACTAATTGCGCGCCCGCGGGTATAGCCTTCACGGCTTCCGTCTTTGTGCCCAAATGAGTAACCAAGTGCAGCGGCTAAGGTGCAAAGAACACCGATAAGGAACAACGCTCGCAAAGTCTGCGGGTCTAATAAATCAACAACCATTTGAATTCTCCCGATTCTAGGTAGTAACGACTACCACCTGCACTCAGGGTGACGCATAAGGCGCGCCAAATCAAGAACCTTGCGTATGTGTCGGCGTGTCACCTGACTTGGCCTTGGATTTTAGTCCGTTGCCAGCCAGCACACCGCCCAGTGAACCAGTCAGGAAAATGGCTAGGGTTTTCAATAGGTCAATAAAGGCTGCGTCGTTGGGTGCTTGTGCGCCGATTGGCTGGGTGACAAATATGAGCGCATACGTTATGCCTACCGTTACGATTAAAAATACCGCTGCAAGTGTTGAACCAATTATTAAAATCAGCTGCGCGTGGACGTCCTCAGGGGCGCGGCGTCTTGCTGGTTTGTGGTGTTGTGAATCCAAGTATGTCGTCAGAACACGTTCCAGTCGGGACGCATTGCGGTTTTTGGCACTCAGGTTTTGACCAGTTTTCATATTCTTGGCACTCATAACGTGTCCAGCCCTGATACCCACAAGCAGTCAGGATTAGCGCAAGTGCCCAAGCCAACCCTGCTGCCGTGAGTTTTCGGACTATTTCCCCGTTAACCCGAAACTCTTATCCTGCGGATTTAACCAGCGCAAGATAACTGGTGCGACCGCTGCGACGCCTGCCATTGCAAGTGTCTTTGGGTCTGTCACACCCGCCATGTATAAGGCAAGTGCTGCTGCCATGAATGATCGTGCCCATGAAGCGATTAAGGCTTTGGCTTTGTCCATTTTTTTGTTTTCTCCTTTGTCGGTTTTACTCCCGAATTTGGTATTTCAACTGTTGGGTGTTCGCCCTTGTAAGGTACGAATTTGGGAATCCCAAACCCAACAATCTCTTTGCCAACATTGCGCACCTTTACCATGACCATGCCACCATTTCGCTGGTCGCCTGTGCCACTGGTATTGCCTTCAATCGTTACGCATTGTTTGTCGTCAATCAAGCCAACAACAATTCCAACGTGGCTTATACGATCAACGCCGTCATGTGGGAAGTCCATGAAAGCGACATAACCCAACTGGGGCATATTTGACCAACGGTTTGTTTCCTTAAATTTGTGTGCCCCAATTGCAGTGCCCACAACTGAATGAATCTTGACGCCCGCTTGTGCTGCACACCAGTTAACGAAAGAACCGCACCAAGGTAATCCGTCGGCCTTTGTAAATTTGCCGTATTTGGTAAGGTTGTCGCCTTCCTCAATTGTGCCAATTTCAGCCTTTGCAATTTCAATGAATGCAGCTGAAGTGCCTTGCGGATACATCTTAGTCAAGTGTTCCACTATGAAAGCAACAACTTTGCTTCATCGGCAGTTATTCCTAATTTGGCTAATAGTGCCGCTTTATCGGTGGCTTTGTTGGCCAATTTTTCTGCCTCTTTGTTTTTGATTTCAGTAATCATTGCATCAATTTCAACCTGAGTTGGTGGCTTACCATCCAATTTATCGTATTTGATAGATGAATAATCTTCCTCATTAAAAGAAAACTCAGCGTTAGGCCGTAGTGTTTTTATGGCCTCAATGATGTAATCAATTTGAATTTTCATTATGCCCCAATCTCGAACAATGTAATTGTGCTGCGTGAACTACCAATTTGAAAAGTGACGCTAGATGAGGCCGAAGTTGTATAAACGGCCGCTTGCAACTTATATGTCAAGGCAGATGTGCTTGCAGGAGAATCCATATATGTAATGCTTGGTTGTCCGACTAAAGCAAGATTATTTTCCGTGCCGCTTGTATCAATATCCATTCCCATAAAATAGCGGTCATACCAAGTAGTTAATGATGTTGCACCTCTTAAAAGTTTTGCATCTGTATAAGTGCCGTCACCTTGTCTAAAACTTCGTACCGAAGCACTTACCATTACAAAGATTTTAGAACTGGCTAATGTTGGTGTTATTGTTGCCGTAATTGTTGTGTCTGTATAACTTGTGCTTGTGATTGCAGTTGAGGTTGTTGTGGTCGCACTAACTACTTGCAACAATTTACCGCCGCCACTAGGCGTAGCCCATTTCAAGCCTGTTGCCTCGGCACTATCCGCCACAAGTATTTGCCCGTTTGTGCCAACACCTAGACGGGCGTCTGCGGTGTCAAAAGTAAATAGATCGCCCTTAGTTGTTAATGGTGTGACATCTGCCGTCGTTGTCCACGCTGGCACACCGCCTGAAACTGCTAAGACTTGACCACTTGTGCCAATTGGCAAACGTGTGTTGGTATTTGCAGTCGCTGATGAATAAGCAATGTCGCCAAGTGTCGTTCCGGGTTGCAGTGCTTTTAGCCGTGTGTCAACGCCCTGCAATGCCACCTCAAAATCTGCTGGCAAATCCGTTACGAGATCGGTGGACGTGGGCAGAACAAAACCATAGTTCGAGGTTGGGTTCGTCAATTGAGTTTCCTTTCGTTAAGCAACAATTGTCGCATATTCCCACGTTAGGATTGGCGACACGCTTGACCACGTTTCAGTAATTGGAACGTCATTCCAAGCCATTGCCTGCAAAGAATAGGCAAGTGGTGAAAGTAGCAAAGTGACCGAAAGTTGATTGTAGGAAGCCTGAAACGACCAGCCTTCAACGAATCCCTGAAACGCGCCTGCGCTCATGTTTAAAGGCAAGTTGTTGAGTGCCACGGCTTCGCCCATAAAAATGCCAATAAGGTTGTCGCGGTCGGAATTGTCCAATTCAGGATTGGTCAGGTCAAACGTAATTTCGCTGAAGATTGGCTGCGGTTGTTTTCTCAGCGACAAATAGAAATCGGCTTGGCTTTCGGCGTCAGCTGCATTGTGCAAAGTTGTTGAAATGATTTGGGCAAGTGTGCCGTATTGACCAATTGAGATTGTGTCAAATGCCGTCTTCTCAGCAGAACTGGTTGCGTTGTATTTTATTGTTACATAATTTCTAACGTCTCCCGCACGGGTTTCAATCCTTAGACCCGAACCACGCGCTTGATTGGCGTCAAGGTCAACGTAGCCATTGGTCGCAAGGTATGTCGTGCGGTGGGTCGAATCTGCGTAACCAATTCGCCCAAGTGCGTCTTCATAGATATAGCCCAAGCCTGAAGTTGCTAACGCTGAAACCAGTGAATACACGTCGGTTGTGGCACTAGATCGTGCGGCCAATTCGTAATTTCCTGGGGTATCTATTTCGCCAAGCCCGTTGTTTTCTGCATTTGCCCACGTGATTGTTGGGTCATAAGCCGCCCAAGTTTCCGCACCAGCAACCTCAGCCCACGAACCAAATAAAACTTGTTCTAAGATTGTCTGAATTTGGTTGCCGTCAAAATCTTTGGAAAGTACGCCTTCAGTCAATGATTTTGGCAAACGGGCAAGTGCGCCAAGTGCGGTGATTGAGTAGGTTTGTGTGAAAGCGGTCGAACCCACTTCACGCACTTCCAAGGCAATATCAACGACGTTGCCACCAAAGATTGCCACAAATACGCCTGCGGTGTCTTTGACTGAAACACCAATTGTTGAGTTGATATTGACTGGGATTATGGTTTGCGCCAAATCCAGCAATTGAATGTTGACGTAGCCTGCCTGTGCCTGCTCATAGATATTTGTCCGACCGCTGCGGATTGTTAGGTTTGCCAAGATTGCGTCGGTGTATTCGACGCCGTCAATTTCAACCTTCCAAATGGGATTCCACTGCGTCATTAGATTGCCACAAGCGCGGTTGCACCACCAGTGCCGCGGTAGTAGGAATTATTCAAAGTTTCAACAATGGTTCGCGCCGTGCCCTCTTTGTCAATTGCCCCGTTGACCGTAATGCTTATGCGTGCGGCGTTTTGGGAATCGGTGAAGCCACCGCCCCCAGCAGCTGCCAATCGTGCTGCATTTTGTGAATCAGTAAATCCACCACCAGCAATTGCCGCTGCAACGCTTGACCCAGCCCGTGCGGCTGCTGCTACACCGCCACCAGTCATTCCGCCTGACCCACCACTTGCCGTGCCTGACCCACCACTTGAAAACGTACTTGAACCGCCACCACTAATTGCCCCCGGTGCGCCCCCTGTGGCAAATGATGATCCACCGCCAATCTTCGGAATTGTTGGAACGTCCTTGCCCCATTGAACTGCGTTGTAACCCTTGATAATCAAGTTGATTCCGTCAATGGCGGTGTTCAATAAAGGTTTAATTGCAGCCAATACCTTTGCAATAATTGTAATCACCACCTCAGCAATGTCGCCAACAATTTTCATTGCCCCACCAATTGCAGAACCAATCAACGGTGCAATAAATTTGACAACGTCCCAAAATGCTGAAAATTCGTCCTTGCTATTCATCACCGCGGTTTTGACATTGTCAAAAATTGCTTTCATGCCTTCAAAAATTGGTTGCACTGTTTTCTTAATTGTTGAACCCACGTCGCTGATTACCTTGCCAAAACCCTCACCCTCAGTCAGACTGAAAGCCTTGGAAAATGCGTTGATTGCTGGAAGTGCATTGTCGTTGATGAATGTCATAAGTTTTTCAAGTATTGGCAACAAGGCAAACCCAATTGTCTCTTTGGCTTCGTCAAATGCCACTTGCATGCGGGCAATTCGTCCAGCATAAGTGTCTGCGTTAGCAGCGGCCGCCCCACCAAATAAATCCGAAAGGCGACTTTGCACCTGTGTGAAATCCATGGTCTTCAATTCAGCAGCTGAAAGACCGATTCCCAATTTGCCCAGTGCAGCGGTGTTGCCGTCATAAGCCTTGCCCAAGGCGTTGGCGACTGTTTCCAGTGGCTTACCTGTTGCCGTTGAAATGTCTAAGGCGGTTGTAAGTAAATCTTGCGCCTTTGTAATGTCCCCAGTTGAACGCACCAAGCGTCCCAAGGCTGGGCGCAACTGATCGTCAGCCACACCCGTGGCAAGTGACATTTTAAGAATAGATTGTTCGGTCGCCGCAATTTGACCTTTGGTTGCCCCTGTGGCATTTTCTAAGGCAAGGGCTAACTGTGTCTGCGCTTGTTCGTCGGCGACGGCTGCCTTGACCCCGTCAATGCCTATTTTGACCGCATAAGCGGCCGCGGCAGCAGCGGCAGCGACAAATGCTGCGCCAATCATTTTGCCAGCCTTGCCCATTTTGTCGCCGAATGTGTCAACGTCTTGGCTTGCAGATTTCAGCGATTTGTTGAGATTGTCAACGTCACCAAGAATGGAAAGTTTGAGCGTGCGACTACCAGCCATTAGTCATATTCCTTTACTATCTTAGAAAACGATTCTTCCCAGCGACGAACAATTTCAGGCTGAACACTGCGAAGCGTTGGATAAATAAACCAACCCCGCGACCCGCGACCTTCACGACCTGACCACACTGGAAATTGCTTTAAACGGTTTGAACCAAATTCAGCACCGCCCCAAAGTTGTTGCGTTGTTCCGCCACCACTTAGTTTTTGGGCGGCAAAACCAAAACTGATTTCGCCAATTTTTGAAGATTTGGAAACCCTTGAACCTGCTGCAACACGATCGTCCAGCAAATTCCTAGAACGTCCCGCTGCGTCAACAATTTTGCCACGAACCCAATCAGCAAGTTGTGAAGTTTGTTGTTTTGCTTGGGCGGTTGCAACTTCGTCCATGGCTTTAAAGGAACGGACAATGGCACGCAATTCAGCCTTGTCGTAAGCGATTGCGTCACTTGCCATTTGCCCGTCCTTCCAAGATTTCCAACACTGTCAGAATGTCTTCAGCTGCTTCGAATTCGCTGGGCGGTAACCCTGTTGCTAGGGCTAACTCCCAAACTACTCTGGCAAGGCTTCCGACTGGGTGGCTTTTGGGTTTGCTTCACCGACAATGACTTCAGAAATTGTTTCAGTCCAAATGTCAAGCGGTTTCACTGGCTTGCCCGCTGCCTCACGCTTCATGGCGTGATAGGCAAGAAATACCAAATCGGATATTCCGATTTTTTCCTGTGCCTGTGCAATGGTGTTGCCCGTGTGCTTTTCCCATTTAACCCACTCAGGCGGTGCAGCCGTGTAAGTTATCTGATCGCCGTTGGTATATTCAATTGTGATTGGTAGTTTCATTTTGTCTCCCGATTGTTAGGTTTAGAACGTTTCGCTTGGATTTCCTACTACCACGAATGATAGTGAAACTGTCTGTGCGTCAGGTGCTGCACCGCCAATTGACGGAACAACTGGCATGACGTTGCAAGTAAAGACCGCACCAGTTGCAGCAGTTAACGAAACCGCCAAAACTGTATTTGGTGCGCTTTCCCATGCAGTCCAAAGTGCTTCGCAAAGTGATGAAGCCGCGCCCCAGTCTGCAAGCATTTCGACGTCCAAAGTCCACTGGTCGTCAATGTGCTTGTAAGCCTTGCCGTCAAGTGTTTGGTAAGTCGTGACTGTTGGTGCATTGCTTAGAACCACGCTGGTCGCCTGCGCGTCGTAGTTAACGGTCGCGATCGTCAAGATTAAATCGCGACCCGTGATGATCGTTGTTGGCACGTTATCTCCTTTTAAGTAGTTTGTGTGTAGTACGTCGAAACGTTAATGTCAGCAACCAGCATTGGACTTTGGCCTACTTCCAACACTGTTGGCTTTTCAACAACGCCAACAACGTATCCTGCGGGCATTGCCGCAAGAATTCCGATTATGAGTTTTTCTAGATTATCTAGTGAACCAGCGTTGCTATTTGAAGCAACAATGGCAGTGATTGCAAAGTTGATTTTGACTTTGGTTGAAGCCTTGCCAATCAACACAACTTCCATATAAGGCGAATCGGGCACAATGACGATTGCTGGTGGAATTGGTGCTTCAGGCACTGACGCATAACAAGTTGCCGAAAGTGCGGAAAAGGCAGTGGCTAAGGCTGCGCGGGTGTCAGCGACGGCATTGGCTGGCATTATTGACAAACCGTTTCAACGTCTAAAAATGGCATAAGTAATGTGGACACCCTGTTGGTCAGGCTGCGTCCCATTCTGTAAGGCGTGCTGGCAAAATCTACGCCCTCAATTTGTCCACCTGCTGCAACGCGTGATTGGAACACCTCAACGCTAACTGCAAGGACGGCTGATTCAATCGGCGCGCTTGTGGCGTAAATATCAGCTGCGGAATAGCCTGAAAGTGTCGCCGTGCCCGTTGGGATAATGTCCCGCAATGTGACGTTGCTTGCCGTTAATGCTGCGGTGAAATAGTAATCAAATGAATCAACAACGACGTGAGTTGCGGTAAAGGGTGCGGGCAAACCAGTCACAATGACCGATTGACCAGTCACAAAATGATGTTCGCGCTGGGTGTAGAAATAAGCGACGTTGGAATCTAATTTGTAAGCGTTGATTGCTGAAGTATTTGCAACCAGCATTGGCAAAATGACGGCTTCAGCGGTGTTGATAATTTCGTCAAGGTAACTGTCTGAATAAAGTGAAACGGACACGCCAAGCACCGTGCGCAATTGACTTGCAGTGACAATGACTGGCATGTCCGTTTCCTTTCGACTGCTGCGGCGAGATCGGGAGAACCCGCCGCATGATTAGTTAGTTGTTATCAGGTCTTGTTAATACCGAACGCGCCTGCACCAATCTTGGTTGCAATTGCGCCGTATCCATAAACTGAAACTGAAACCTGACCTGAAGCAATAACGTCAGCGCGTAGGCGATACGTTGGTGATTCATACCATGTGTATGCAGTTGGGTTGATGATTAGCATTGAATCGTCTTTGTCTGTGTCATTTGCTGACGGTACGTTGGCCGTCACAAATAAATCAAGACCTGCGACGTTCCCACGAATACTGTCAGGACGTACAACGCCACCAGAATTTGAAGGATTGCTTGCCATGTAAATTGGACGACCTGAATCGTTCAATGTCATAAGGTTTGCCCATTGTGATGTGTTTGCAAGAATGTTGCGAGCAAATCCCTGTGTGTTTGAATAAACTGAAGCAGCACCGCGCGAAACAAAACCAAGCAATTCTGAAGCAGTTGGGTATGTTGTCAATGTTGTTGCGTCTGCGGTTGCACCTGAAGCAAGTGCAGTATAAACGGCAAGGTCTGTTGCCTTTGCGTAAGCAGCTGACATATTTGTCAACAACTCATTGAAAAACAACGGTGAAGTACGGTCAAGCAATTCGACTGAGAATGTTTGTTGCCCTGCGTACTTTTTGACTGTTACTGATAGGAAACTTGAAGCCTGATCAGTTTCTGAAGGTGTGCCTGCTTCGG